GATATACACCCCCGGCGCACAGATTGCAAACAGGATGCAGTTTCCCAAAATGATCGAAAGCATGGAAGACATGCTATCAACGCAAAAAGAATATAAGGCATATGGGGAATTTGCATCCCCCATTCCGCAAGAATATCAACTTACCCCCGAAAAGCTACAAGGGCTGTCTCCGGTTGACGCTTCGGAAAAAGTGGCCTTGTTCAATCAATGGCGAGATGGCGAACGTCAAATACAAGCGGGCAAGTACTTGGGCAAGTACGGAAATGTGTACAAAAAATACGACAACGGTCGCAAATGGATTGCTATGGATGATCTTGCTGAAGAGCCAATGCAGGCCGAACTGGTACAACAAGCAGGTTGCTTAGGAGGCTGGTGTACAGCGGAAAAAAATTGGGCGATGACAGAGGGCAGTGGCGACAAGCGTTTGCACCTGTTGTTTGATGAGAAGGCAACGCCGCGTGTTCAGTTGACAGTTACAAAACAACAGGAACCAACAATTGATGATTTTTTTGCTTCAGAATTTTCCTCATCTGAGGATGTTGCTTGGTTTGAAAATAAGTATGGAAACATAGATAATCTTGCTGCATTTCAGATTGAAAATACTCCAGAATATCAAGCATGGGCAAGAACGCAGGGAAGCCCGGAACGCATTACCGAAATTAAAGGTCAGTTCAACATGGCTGAGTTGGCAAAAGATCCAAACTCAAGAAAGTATCTGAAGGAAGTTCAGGACTTTGTCAAAAGCAAGGACTGGGGAGCTGTTGCGAATCTAGAGGGCATTAACATGGTGGATTTGGACGCGTTCCTGTACAAAATTTCTTCCGGACTGAACAGGGACCAAACCAATCAATTACGTGAAGTTGTCAAGGGTTTGAACGATGGCTCCATGTATGCCGATAAAAACGAAGGCGAAGCTATTTTGTTGAAGGCATACGAAATATTCCGCCCTCCCACCAACCGCTATGTAGCAGCCCCTCCCGGACGTGCAATGGGTGGTATGGTAGAACGTCAACCCAGCACTGCCCGATATATCTAAGGACACAACATGCCCATCGAAAAACGCATCACAGGCGATGACTACCCCGAAGGCGGCGTAGACGTAGAAGTCTCTGCACAGGAAATGCTGGAAGAGCTGCCTGAAATTGAGATTGAGTTTGATACAAAGACCGGCGACGTAGTGGTAAACATCGGAGATCAAGAGGACGCAGATGTGCCTTTTAATGCCAACTTGGCTGAAGTTGTTGATACCGACGTGCTTACATTTATCAGCAGCGATTTGATGTTGCTGTTTGAGGCAGACAGGTCTTCTAGAAAAGATTGGGAAGACCAGTACAGCAAGGGCATGAAGTTGCTGGGCTTTAGCATGGAAGAGCGCACCAAGCCCTTTAAGGGCGCAAGCGGCGTAAGCCATCCGCTGCTAACTGAGAGCATTGTGCAGTTTCAAGCTACTGCGTTAAAAGAGTTGATGCCTTCCGACGGTCCCGTGCGCACGCGTGTGCTGGGCAAAGAGACGCGGGAAAAGATAATGCAGGCCCAGCGCGTGCGAGATTTTATGAACTACCAAATCACTTCGGTGATGGAAGAGTACACGCCTGAGTTTGACCAACTGTTGTTCTACACAGGCTATGGCGGTTCTACCTTTAAGAAGGTGTATTACGACGAGAACAAGGGGCGCATGGTAAGTGCTCTGGTGCTGCCGGACGACTTGTACATCCCGTATCAGGGTAGCTCGGTAATGAGCGAATGCGAGCGAATCATTCACCGCGTTTCCATGACCACGAATGAATACAAAAAGGCCGTGGCCCGTGGTCAGTATTTAGATACTGCTCAGCCGCAGTCTTACAGCAACATGGATGAGAGCACGATCAGAAAAGCTGTAGACAAGGTAACGGGCATGTCTCCTGCGGACGAGGAGGAAGAGGTTAGCTTGTTGGAGTTCCAGTTAGATTATGAGGTTGAGGGTTTTGAGCACAAGGATGATGATGGTGAGATAACTGGTATTGCTCAGCCGTACATCATTACTGTGGATGAAGGCACGGGGGATGTGGTTGGCATTCGTCGTAACTGGAATGAAGGCGACAAGCTGTTTATCCGCAAGCAGTACTATGTCCACTATTGTTTGGTGCAGGGGCTGGGCGCGTATGGCCTTGGTTTCTTGCACTTGGTGGGTAATTTATCCAAGACTGCGACGGCTGCGTTGCAGCAATTGTTGGATGCTGGTACGTTGGTGAATCTGCCAGCGGGTTTCAAGGCTAAGGGTGCGCGGATCATGAACGATGACGTGCCAATTCAGCCGGGTGAGTGGCGGGATATGGACGCGGGCGGTATGGAGTTGCAGTCTTCGTTGTTGCCGTTGCCGTATAAGGAGCCTAGCCAGACGCTTATGGCGTTGCTTGGTTTTTGCGTGACCGCTGGCCAGCGCATGGCGAGCATCACGGACATGCAGGTTGGCGACAGCAATCAAAACGCTGCTGTGGGAACGACGATTGCGTTGCTTGAGAAGGGCAGCTCGGTCATGTCGGCCATCCACAAGCGGTTGCATTACAGCCAAAAGCTGGAGTTTCAACTGCTCGCTAAAGGCTTTGCTGATTTCTTACCAGATGAGTATCCGTACGATGTACCGGGCGAGAGTCGGGTTATTAAGAGAAGGGACTTCGATGAGCGCATCGATGTGTTGCCTGTCTCCGACCCTAATATCTTTTCTGTTGCTCAGCGCATTACCATGGCGCAGACTCAGTTGCAACTGGCGCAAAGCGCACCACAGATGCACAACATGTACGAGGCCTATCGCCGTATGTATGAGGCGATTGGTGTGCGCGACATCGATCAGATTTTGAACACACAAAATGTGGACAAGCCCAAGGATCCTGCAAGTGAGAATGCACAGGCGCTAGACGGTTCTCCGCTTAAAGCGTTTGCTGGCCAACAACATGATGCCCACATCATGACGCACATCTTGTTTGGAATGGCTCCTTTGATGCAGGGAATGCCAAACGTTGCGGTGAATTTGCAAAAACACGTGTTTGAGCACATCCGGTTGAAGGCGGAAGAGGATGTAGAGGCAGAGTTGTTTAAACAATATGGCACTGATCCGGAAGAAGTGGTTTCTGCTCTACAACGTGAGGCAATGATTGCTGTAAAAGTAGCACAGGGCTTCCAAGAGGTTAAAAAATTGGGAGAAGAGCTGTCAGGCGACCAAGAAGACCCGTTGGTGGCGCTCAAGAAACAAGAGCTGGAACAGTCCGCTAAGCGTGATGAAGCCAAAATTGGCCTAGATCAAGCGCAGTTGCAGCTTTCACAGCAGAAAGAACAGGCAGATCAGCAGGAAAGTCAGGCTAAATTGATGTTGCAGACACAAAAAATTCAAGCAGACATATCTAAAATGGTTAACTAAAGGGTTAAAATGCGTAATAGACCAAAAATGCCACAAAAAATGGTGCAAAAACCACAAAGTCCCATGCCTAAAGGGCTGCCAAAGCCAAAAAAACAGCCGGGACCAACATATATTTACAGAAAAGATGCATTTAACAAGGTAAAGATTACGTAACTTGATGCATAATGCGCGTACATCCTTCGGACAGGGGTCATACTGTCTGCTTCATTGGAGTAATCCATGCTTGAATTTTCAGAAACCGTGTTGACAACAATTCGTCGCCTTGAAAAACAAACGGGTGACATGCTTTTGTCTGGTTCAGTACGGGATATGGAGCAGTACAAGTTTTTGATGGGCCGTTTAGAGGGATTTCGTTTTGTTGAAGAAGCCATAAAAGAGCTTCTTAACAAGGATTCCAAACAATGAGGGCCAATATGACACAAGTTACTGCGTTAGAAGAGCGATGGGCACAAGTTGCCAAAGAAGATGAGGCTGCCAATGCGCTTGCATTGGCTGAAGCCAAAAAAACCCACCAAGATCAAGTTGAAACCATTTCACGTCGCCTTCCTATGGCCACGGGTTGGCGCGTAATTGTTTTACCGTACCGTGGAGCACGAAAAACCAAAGGTGGAATTGAGTTATCTGATCAAACGCTTGATCGCCAACAACTTACGACCACATGTGCCTACGTTTTGTCAACGGGGCCCTTGGCCTATAAAGATGAAGCTAAATTTCCTACCGGCCCTTGGTGTAAAAAAGGAGATTGGATTATTTTTGGCCGTTATGCGGGTGCGCGAATGGCTATTGACGGGGGTGAAATCCGGATTCTTAATGATGACGAGGTTTTAGCCACGATAAACGACCCAGAAGACATTCTGCACATGTGAGGTAACTGATGGCAACAGAAACAGACACGCAATTAGAGTTTAATTTAGGCGAAGATGAAGTTGAAACGGACGTTTCTCTTTTAGAAGCCAATAAAACAGAGGAGGTTGAGACAACAGAACCCAGTGTTGTTGAACAAAACGCTGCTCCTTCTAATCGAGAAGAGTTAGAGACTGTTAATGATGCGGTTCAAAAGCGTATTGCCAAGCTCACTGCTCGCATGCGCGAGGCGGAACGACGGGAACAAGCCGCCATTGAGTATGCAAAAGGTTTGCAAACTCAGACTCAAACGCTTCAGCAGAAACTGGTCCACACAGACTACAGCCGATTGAATGAGGCCAAAACACGGCTTGATACGCAGCAAACGGCACTAAAGTCTATTATTCGCAAGGCCCGTGAAGAGGGGGACATTGATACAGAGACAGAAGCTAATCAACGTCTTACCGATTTGATTATGGAGCAGCGTCAAGTTGCTGGGTGGTTACAGAGTCAAGAACAGCAGGTTCAATCCTATCAGCAGCCACAGTCACAACAACCACAACAACCACAAAACTATCAACCGCCGCCTCCTCAGCCTGCGCAACGACCAGCTCCTAGCCCGCAAGCGGAAGAATGGGCAGAGCGCAATCCTTGGTTTGGTCAGGACCACATGTTGACGTATGCTGCATGGGGAATCCATGAAACATTAATAACTCAAGAAGGTATTGACCCTAATTCTGAGGAGTACTATACTGAGTTAGATCGTAGGCTCCAAACGGAGTTTCCAAGTCGTTTTCAGAACTCAGGTTCTGCTTCTCAAATCAGACAACAGCGTGCCGCGCCTGCTGTTGCCCCTGCAACCCGGAGTTCCGGAATTAATAGTGCGCGCAGAACTGTCCGGTTATCGCCGAGTCAGGTTGCCATTGCAAAAAAACTGGGTGTACCTCTTGAAGAGTATGCTAAGTACGTAAAGGAGTAAGTCATGGTTGAAAAAGTCACTATCGATAGAGCCACTCGTTCTTCCGAAACTCGGGAAAAAGAAACTCGTCGCAAGCCTTGGAGTCCTCCTTCTCGCTTAGATGCACCACCTGCCCCTGAGGGGTATAGGCATCGTTGGCTTCGCGCAGAAGTCAATGGAAGTCTTGACAACCAAAACATCTACAGCAAACTTCGTGAGGGATATGAACTTGTTCGTCTCGAAGACCTTCCTGAAGAATATCGAGGCATGCTTCCAACAATGGACGACGGCAAACACGCCGGAGTTGTTGCTGTTGGAGGACTTTTACTCGCTAGGATCCCAGATGAAACGGTTGAAGAGAGAAACGCCTACTTCCGTAAGAAGGCACAGGAACAGTTACATGCTGTGGACAACGAGATGATGCGTGAGAACGCACACTCTTCAATGCGGCTTCAGGCTCCAGAACGGAGTTCTCGCACAACATTCCGTCAGTCATAAGACTGATAACTTCAATTTTTAGGGGATTTAAATGGCTAATACAGATAAAGCCTTTGGTCTGCGTGCTATTGGTAATCTTTCAGCTACTGGTGCTCAAAAGCAGTATGGCTACGAGATTGCTGATAATCAGGCCGGGACAATTTTCCAAGGTGACTTGGTTGCGCTTTCAGCGGGATACATCACTCGGTTTCTTCCAGCTTCACACACTGCTGCGGTAGGCGTGTTTAACGGTTGCAACTACATTGATCCCACTACAGGCAAACCAACTTTTAAGAACTTCTATCCGGGCTCTGTCAACATCACAGCAGGTAAAATTGTTGCTGATGTGATTGATGATCCTAATCAGTTGTTCTTGGTTCAGTGTGATGCAGGTTTTGTTGCTGCTGACGTGGGTAAAAACGCCGATGTCGTTGGTACAGGAGGCAGCACTACTACTGGTATTTCATCCATGGAACTGGATTCCGGCACATTGGCTACAACCGCAGCTTTGAACCTTAAGGTTGTTGGTTTGTATAACGATGTCAACAATGATTTCGGCACTAATGCCGTGGTGGTAGTCAAGATCAACGAACACGTGTACGGTAGTACAGGTGTTGCTGGTCAATAAGGAGATAAATCATGGCAATTACCCGTTCCCAACTGGTTAAGGAACTTGAGCCCGGACTGAACGCTTTGTTTGGTTTGGAATACAAGCGTTATGAAAATGAGCATGAGGCAATTTTCTCTATTGAGACATCTGACCGTGCTTTTGAAGAAGAGGTCATGTTGACTGGCTTTGGTTCTGCTCCTGTGAAAACAGAGGGTGCTGGCATGGCATACGATACCGCTCAGGAATCGTTTACTGCTCGGTACACGCATGAAACCATTGCCATGGCGTTTGCGCTAACAGAAGAAGCGATTGAAGATAACCTCTATGATCGTTTGTCTGTGCGCTACACCAAAGCACTGGCCCGTTCCATGTCCAACACCAAGCAAGTAAAAGCTGCTTCCGTGCTGAACAACGGTTTCACTGGTGGTTCTTTTGCAGGCGGCGACGGCGTGGCTTTGATGTCCACTGCTCACCCTACTGCAATGGGCCCTGACTTTTCAAATCGTCCAGCAGTTGCTGCCGATTTGAATGAAACCTCATTGGAACAAGGCATCATTGATATCGCTGCATTCACTGACGAACGTGGATTGAAGGTTGCACTGACCGCTCGCAGACTGGTTGTTCCAAAAGAACTTCAGTTTACTGCTGAGCGTTTGATGAAAACTTCTTTGCGTCCTGCAACAGCGGATAACGACATCAATGCGATTGTGTCCATGGGCTTGATCCCTGAAGGCTATGTTGTCAATCACTACTTGACAGACACTGATGCGTTTTTCTTGTTGACTGACGCACCTAATGGCCTGAAGATGTTCAACCGTTCACCTGTCAAGACTGCTTTTGAAGGCGATTTTGAAACAGGAAACGTGCGATACAAGGCTCGTGAGCGCTATAGCTTTGGCTTCAGCGATCCACGCGGTATCTACGGTTCTCCCGGCGCTGCATAAGCGGTTGGAAAACATGAAAAAGGGGCCTTGTGCCTCTTTTTCTTTTGGTGTATATTGCACTTATTCCGGGCTTTCCGGTGTATCAGACAGTCCCGGCTGACGACATGCAGACTGATACGCCTAACTTGCATGTAAGGAAAAATCATGGCGAATACCACGTTCAACGGCCCAGTCACAT